CCAGAGATTTGGCGGTCCAATGCCTGCACAGCGATCCGCGTGGTGGCGGCATGGCTGGAGCAACAGCAGGAAGTGCCTGTCGGATCTGCCAGCGCCAGCGCCGACTACTTTGCCGCCATGTTGCGCTCGGAGGCCAACCGATGACCACCGACTTCCGCGCTGAACTGGAATGCCTCGTGAAGGCTTACGCCGATCACGGCGGCAGCAGGTGGCCCGACGACGACGCGCGGGCCCTGTATCAGGCTGTCAAGAAAGCCCGCGCCGCGCTGGCCGTCCCGGAGCAGGGGCCGACGGATGAAGAGGTGGACGCCCTGGTGGTCTGCATCCAGGGGCTGCCCGTCCCAGATGCTGATGACCTGGCTCTCCCTTCAACCGGCAGAGGGCGCGACATGGTCCGCCGTGCCCTCGCCCGCTGGGGCCGCCCTGCCGTCGAGCCGGTGCCGGTCGCCGAGCGGGTGCCGGGGCCGGAGGATTGCGACGGTCAGGGACGCTGCTGGTGGCTGGACCGACCACTGAAGAACGGCCCGGCAGCCTGGATGCTGCGTCGTCAGGATGACGGGCTGCTGATCCCGTTCATCGCTTGGGCTCCCCACTGGGCGATCCCCGTGCCGCAGGAGGGGCCGATGGCTGACCTCTCCCCCGCCGCGCAGGCCGCCTGGGAAGCGTTCAACGACGTGGCAGAACGGGTCGGCGTGTTCGAGGATTACGGCGATACGCTGGCCGCCTTCGCTCGCGTCCTGGCAGATCGAATGATGTATCTAATCGGTGACACTTACCACCCGAAGTACGCGGAAGGTATTGAAGCAGCGTCAGATTTTGTGGAGCGCATCGCCGCCGAGATGGAGGCCTAACCCCGCGGCCCGCCGGAGCCGCACCCAATCCGGCAGCACACTCGCATTTTTCACCGTGGAACAGAACGACTCATTTGCACAGGTCATCGCTGACTTTCTCTCACCTTTTCGGCATCGCTGGTCACGCCGAGGATGGAATGGCCCCGGCCAATTCGTTGAGCTGCAGGTTCCAGATGAACACAGCAAGATGAGTTTGCCGTACATCTACATCACCACGGTTCAGGGTAATCGCGTCCCCTGGCTCGCCAGTCAGACCGATCTCCTGTCTCAGGATTGGTACATCGTCTGATCTGTCAACAGACTGGCGGCCCGCCGGAGCCGCACCCAATCTGGCGACCATCCACACGCATCCACATCAATGGCCATCATCAAAGGCACCGCCCGCGCCGACGTGCTCACCGGCACCGCGCAGGCGGATCAGTTCTACGTCAACCACACAGGGGACGTGATCGTCGGCGGCAACAGCCAGGACCAGGTCCTCTCCACCCTCGTCAGCTACCAGCTGCAGGACGGCATCGGCAGCCTTGTTCTGGGCTCCGGCGCTGATGTCGGCATCGGCAACGCTGGAGCCAACCGGATCGGCGGCAACCAGAGGAACAACCTCCTCGACGGTGGCGCTGGCATGGACGAGCTGTTTGGTGGCGGCGGGGCGGACGTATTCCGCTTCAGCCATGCCGGGCAGGCCCACGCTGACTTCGTCGCCGACTTCCAGGTCGGGATCGACAAGATCGCCATCAACGGCGCAGCCTTCGGCCTGGCGGCTGGGACTGCCGTGGGTTACGAGCTGAACCGGCAGGCGACTGGCGCCGGGCCGACGTTCCTGCGCTACGGCAGCCAGGGGACGGCCCAGGCGATCTTTTTCGACCGGGACGGGATCGGGGCTGAGAAGGCGCAGCTGATCTGCACGCTGCAGGGCTTCGCTGGGGCCACCTCGGCGGCTGATTTCGCGGTGATCTGATCCAGCAGCTCGGGACTCCTCATGGGCCCCGGCACTGCGCTGGGGCCTTCCCTATTTGTGAATGATTGTTACAGTCCAACCCTGCGGCGGGGCGGCGGCGGTTAGGTTGTGCGCATCGACAGGCCGAGCGCGCCGTCGACTCCATCGCATTCACGCCATGACCACCTGCGTCCTCGCCTGGGCCGTTGCTCTCCTGCTCCTGCCCATCGTCATCATCCTCTGGGCCACCGAGACCCGACAGCAGCGGGCCCGCCGCTGGCGCGCCGCCGGCTGGACCCAGCAGCGCATCGCCGATCGCCTCGGCTGCAGCCGCACCACTGTCCGCCGGATGCTCGCGGCCTGACCGCCCGCTACCCTGCTGGTGTCCATTGTGGACGGATCGTGCGCCACCACATCATCAGGGTTGGCCCGGCACTCCTCGATGTGCGCATTCCTTATAGCTCGAAGTCCGAGGAGTTCCACTGCCTCCTGGCATCGGACATCCATCTCGACAACCCGAAGTGCAACCGGGCCCTCCTCGCCCGGCACCTGAATGAGTGCCGCGACCGGCAGGGTGCCGCCTTCATGTTCGGTGATGTCCTCTGCCTGATGCAGGGAAAGAACGACCGCCGCGGCAGCAAGAGCAGCATCCGACCGGAGCACCTCGGGTCCAACTACTTTGACCTGGTGTTCGGCGAGGCCGCCGACTTTCTCCGGCCCTGGGTCGGCACCCTGGCGATGATCTCCGACGGCAACCACGAGACGGCGGTCGCCGGCCGGAACGAGGTCGACCCCCTCGACAACGTCATCTGTCGCATGGGTCCGGGCGCTCCGCACCACATGCCCTACCAGGGGTTCGTGCGGTTCAGCTTCTACCAGGAGAACGAGCGTGGCCCCGGCAAGTCCCGCTCGGTCCTGCTGTTCTTCCACCACGGTGCCTGGGGCGGCGTCGTGACGAAGGGTGTCATGGGCGGGGGGAGATACGCGGTTCTGGCCCCGCAGGCGGGGGTCTGGGTCAACGGGCATAACCACGAGAGGACGATCGCGGCGCACCCCTGCTATCGCGTCACCACGTCGGGCCAGCAGCAGATCGAGACCCGCTGGCACCTGCAGACCGGCACCTACAAGGAGGAGTTCGCCAGCGGCGGCGGCTGGGCGGTGGAGAAGATCGTCCTGCCGAAGTCCCTGGGCGGGATCTGGCTGACCCTTCGCCCGCGCCATTCCTCCGGCGTCGACATCATCCCCAGCCCAGCAGCCTGATCAGGCCGGCGGCCACAGCTCCCGGGGTGTTGCGCCCGTCGCCATCATCCTGGCCAGCCGCTCGGCGCGCTGCCCCACCTGCCGGGCCCACAGCGAGTCGAGCATCATCGTCGCCGCCTGCTGATACTGGCCGGTCCGGATCGCCTCGAGGGTGCGCTTGAACTGCAGCAGCCCGGGCAGGCCCAGGTTGAAGGCCATGTCGAGCAGCACCCGCTGTCGCACGTCATCGAGGGCCGAGGCCCAGGGCAGCGCGCGGAACAGCTCGATCTCCAGCAGCCTGATGTCGCCGTCGAGGAGCATCGCCGACTCCTCGCGGGAGATGCCGCGATCGTCGAGGTTGCGGCCGACGCCGATCGTCAGCTTGCCGGCGGTGCAGCGGTACGGCTTCAGCCGTTCGCCCTCATGCAGCCGGATCTGGCGGATGAGGGCGGCGCGGTCGAAGGGCACGTCAGCGGCCGGGGTGATAGGGGAAGGACTGGCGGAGCAGCTGCAGGGCCAGCTGGGTGATGGAGTTGGGGCGGATCTTGGCCATCCCGATGATCTCGCTGATCACGAAGAGGGCGAAGCCGATGTGCTCTGGCTTGAGGTGATCCATGGTGCTGCCTCAGCAGTAGTGGAGGAAGGTGGTCAGGACGTACTTCGGGCCTGACCGTGGCGTCCTCCCAGCATGCAGCCAGGGCCACATCGGGGGGAACAGCAACAGACTACCGGCACTCGGTCGAAGCGCCTGCCGCCATAGCGGGAAGTCGGTCTCGCCGCCGTCGCGGACGTCGTTGAGCCAGATCAGGATCGACAGGAACCGCCGGGCGGTGCCGTGGTCGACCACGTCAACATGCTCAGGGCATTCGTCGACGTGCGGGTTGTAGCGGCTGATCCAGATGTTCTCCAGCGTCAGGTCGTCGGGCCACTGGTGTGGGCCGATGGCCAGGTCAGAGGAGTAGGCCTCGAACTGTGGGATCAGAGCATCGAGGATGTCGAGTTGCGCTTCGGGCCAGTCGTGGCTGAGGTTCAGCTTCGTGACCCGGCAGTCGTCATCGTCGATCCGATGCTGCAGATGGTTGCGATGCTCGAAGCCTTCGATCAGGTGGCGGCAGGTGGCGGGGCTGAGCACCGCCGGGTAGATGCGAACCAGGTCAGCCAATTCCATCAGCCCTCCTGGTAGACGCTGACGAAGACAGCACCGCTGGCGGTGAGGGGCAGGATCCGGTCGCGCAGGTCGGCGTTGTGGAGACGGATGCAGCCGAGTGTCGGCACCAGGGGCTGGCGTGGTTCCCATGCCCCGGGCCAGCCGCAGGCGGATCCGCCGCCGTGGATCATGATGCCGGCCCGACCGTGCCGCTGCTCCTGCCCCTCGAGCTCCACCAGGTCGAAGCTGTACCAGCCATAGGCCATGACGTTGCGGCTGTAGACCGGCACCGGATCGATCTCATAGTCGCGGTAGATCGCGCCGATCTTGTAGAGGCCCGGGGGCGTATCGGTTCCGACGCCTGCCCAGTCGTAGTCAGACCCCTGCCCACGGGCCAGGCAAGGGATCTCCCACAGCAGCTGGCCAGAGAAGCTGAAGGCCTTCGCCCGCTGGGTGATGTCGTTGACGATAAGGTGGCTGTCGCCAGGCCTGAAGCCGCAGTCCTGAGGCCGCTTCTTGGGACCGATCATCGATGCTGCTCGTGCGTCGCTGGCTGTCCGAACTGTAGTCGCGGGGCAGCAGCAGTCACGATGATCGGGCCGAGGATGGAGAGGGCAGCACAGATGCCGAGAATCCAGGCCTGGCTGCGCTCCAAGGCGTTGATCCGCTCGTCCCGCTTCTCCTCCAGCTTGTCCCTTGCGCTCTCCCGCTGCAGCAGCATGTCGACCTTGGTCTCAAGGGCGATGACCGCTCGGAAGATCTCCAGGTGCGAGACCTGGTCGACGTTGTCTGCCATGCCATGGGTCTCCACCATCCGAGGGTAGCTAGCCGGTCAGAGCACCGCCTGCAGCCTCACCGTGACGTCGATGACGCTGCCCGATCGGTGCGTCTCCTGCGGCGGCTCGAGGTAGACCCAGTAGCGAGGGTCGGAGAGGGTGATGGAACCGAGCTGAAAGGGGATCGCACCGCTGCCCTGGGTGGCGAAGTGAGAACGGATCAGCGCGGCCTCGGTCTGGGTCAGGTTGAGGAAGCTGAGCGACAGGGTCGCACCGGTGCGAGTCGGGCAGGTGCGGAAGCGGATGGCACCACCAGCCCAGCCCGGCTGTGTCGTGACGGGATGCCGCCCCAGGTCGTAGCTGCGCTCGTTCGGCGCGAGGGCCGGGAAGTAGGCCATCAGTTCTGGATGGTCACGGTGGTAGCCGCCAGGGAGAAGGTGCCGGAGGTGGTCGAGACGTCGGTGCCGAAGTCGTTGTAGGCCACCAACTCATCGGCCGAGCTGGCGCCGCCGCGGGATTTGTAGTAGACGGCGCCCCGGGCGGTGATGGTGGAGCTGGCCCAGGAGACGGCACCGAACTGGATGGTGGTCCGATCGTTCGCCGTGCTGAGCGTGACGGTAGCGGCTGAGGTGACGCCGCCGGTGCTGTATCCGGTGCCGGTGACTTCGTTGGTGATGTCGTTCCGCTTGTCGTGGACGTCCTTGTCTGGGGTGTAGGACGAGGTGACGAGCATCACCTTGAAGGTGTCGGTGTCAGCATCGATCGCACCGGTGGCCAGGTCGCGGTGGAAGCTGTTGTAGATCAGGCTGGCCATTGAATGTGCTCGATGGTTGGAGTTTAGGAGGCCGTCGCCAGGCCAGCATCAAGGGAGAGTGTGAGCGTGAGGGCAGCACCAGCAGCGGAGCTTGAGGCGGTGGCGGCGCCAGGGGTGATGGAGAGGGAGAGGCGAAGGTCAGCACCGACGACGAACATGAGGGCTGCGATTTCAGAGATGAGGGTGACCGAGACGTTGTGGACGAGGGTGCAACCGCTGGACTGATCGGATGGAATGTCGACGATCTCGGGCGGTGCGTCGTATCGCCAGAGGTAGCCGGCGGTCAGGTAGTTCGCGGCGGTGTGACCAGAGAACAGGGCAGAGGGAAGATCGAAGGCGATAAAGTCCGACTCCTGGCCGTCGTAGTGGCTGACGATCAGATCCTTGTCGGCGGTGCTCAGAGCTACGAAGGACAGCTCGATGCGTGCGTCACGTGGTTCGCTGCCGAGGAGGACGGATTCGTAGACGCCGCTGAGCGAGCGGGTGCGCTGCAGCTGATGTGCTGGCGGGGTGAAGATCCGTGTCGCCGGGTTGAGGGAAGGGAAGGTAGCCATGGGTTACCGCTGCCAGAGACCTTGAGGGCAGAGCGCCTGGGGATCACCGCCGATCCGCGCCTTGGCGACCATGAAGCAACCGCAGAGGGAACAGCGGCGGGAGTCATGGTTGAACTGCTCGCAGCTGAAGCAGGTGGCGAGGCGCTGGTTGTAGATGTCCTGATCGACAAGGCCATTGGTGAGCGCCTGGCCGGCGGTGACGACGAGGGACTCGGCCATGGTGGTGAGATCGGGCATGGTCATGAGCTTTCCCAGGTAATGTTGCTAGAGCTTGCGGTTGGGCTGAACTGCCATTTGCCAGAGAACGAGCTGACGGTACCAGCAGTTGTCGGAGGATTACTGCAAGCACAGCCGGTGATTTTCAGGGCAAAAGGAAGGTATGTAGCAGCACCAAAAGCCAGGCCTCCAGAAGCTACATTGTATCGTACCAGCCAGGCTGTATCAGATCCACCATAATCACAGTTGGCGACAAGTGTTTGTGAACCGCTTGCATTCAATGGTCCTTGTCCTGATCCGATGTAATACTGAGTGTTCTGGGGCTCTACAGCGTCAAATCCAAAAACAACCTGATTGTTAGCATTGATAACTAGCCATTGGCTTGTTGTTGAGTTTGCAGCAACACTGCCAGTCAGTGAGGCACAGCCGCTTGCTGAGGTTAGGACATAACGCCAGTATCCTTCCTGTCCTAGCGGTGGTGAAGTGCAATCAGGCGGCGCTGACTTTGGTGCGCAGATTTGGCAGAAAATGCAATAGCTTCCGCCCAAATCTGCTTCACCGGCATACGTTGAGCCTGCTGGGCAGGCGAGGCTATTAAGATCATCGCCACAGATGGTCTGCGACACACAATCCTCCAAGCATCCAGGATACTCATCCGGTGGCGTCGGCGATGGTGCTGGCGGTGTGCTCGGTGGGTTATAGCCACCTGGTGGCATAGGCGGTTGATCTGGTTCATCAGGCAGGCGAGGATTTGACGGCAGTGTCGGCGGATCGCCCGGCGGTGCTGGTGCTGCGCCAGGACCCACAGCCTGCCCCACCGACGCTGGCACGCTTGTGTCCGTCGCTCGATCCCCACCGCTGTCGTCGTCGCAGTCCAGGCCCGTCCTGATCGTCGTGTAGACGTGCCCCTGCGCCTGCGCCGACATCACGTCCAGGGCAATCACACTCCGGCCCGTCGCATCGATCGGGAAGTGCGTCGCCTGAAACTCGATCTCACCCGTCGGTGCCTTGACGATCTGGTCCAGCTGGTAGAGGAAGTCATGCGTGCTGGTGCTGCCATCACTGGCGACACGATCGAACGTCAGCCGCACGATGTCGCCCTCCTCCAGCACGCGGTTGTAGACCTCAGGCCGACACGTCCATGATGCGGTGTGCGTGCTGTAGCGACGGCGTGAACGCCGGTAGGCCATCGCCCGGACAGCGTGCAGCTCATGGGTGCAGAACGCGCTCATGTCGTGCTGCTCGACGTTGCCGCTGGTGCGGTCGTTCGGGTAGCCCACCTCTGCGCTGCGGGCGATGCCGAAGCTGTCATCCGGCTGCTGCCGCCACAGGCCCACCATCAGCACCGGCTTCCGCTGCTCGAGGGGCGTGAAGTCCAGGCTGATGGAACCGGGCAGGACGTAGTCCTCGTTGAACTCGAACTCCCACGGGATCGCATCGGTCCGGATCGCATAGGCGCCATCGATCGGCAGCAGCGGCCGCAGGCCCCGCTTGCCGTTCACCCTCGTCTCCCGCAGCAGGAAGTAGGGAGCATGGGCGGCGATGAAGTCCGGCAGGTTGTTGCTGTCGCTCACCTCGATGTCGCAGTAGAGCTGGTTGGCATCGAGAAACAGGGCTGCGGTCTGCAGCCGCGTGGTGTCGATCATGTCGCTCGGCAGCTTCGCGCTGATCTCCATCGCCAGCTTGAACAGGTCGGCGAAGTTGCTCGAGGGGCCCGACGTGCTATCGGCCAGGCGGGTAACGGTGCGACCAGACCGGACGAAGGTCTGCACCTGTCGGTTCCAGTCGCTCGACCCGTTCGGGTAGGTGTTGGTGAAGGAGACCGTCGTCAGCCCGGTGCAGGTGCCCATGCTGCCGCAGTAGTCCGGCACGTCCTGCAGGGTGTAGCCGGCCCTGGCCACGAGGAAGTTGCCTGGGCTCCAGTCGCCGGCACGTTGGTCGTAGGTCTGGGTGAAACTGCCGACACGGCATGCGCACTGGTAGACGTCGCGCACCTGGAGGGAACCCATCGGGCCATCACCTAGGATCAGGTGGTAGCTCGCCGTCAGCGTGTTGCTGGCATCGTTGGAGAATCGCGCATCGGTCGCCGGCGGCGAGACCATCACGCCCCCGCGGCTGCTGATCCTGCGAGCGAAGATGATCGGCACCGGCTGGCCGATCGTCGCAACCTTCTGCTGGCCGCACAGATCCTGCGTGACGACGGCGCCAGCGTCGAGGAGTGGTGGCTGAGTCTCGGCAGCAGCAGCGAAGGCGGTCATCAGAAGCTCATCCCCATCCCCATCAGATTGGTCGTCAGCGTGCGCGGCGGGAACTGCGCACCAACCGGCGCCAGGCTTGAGCCTAGCTGCAGCGTGTACTGGAAGTCTGCCTCGGATGCAGTGGCGATCTCACCGAGGAACCTGGAGATCAGCTGCTGGCTCACGGGTGGAGTGACGACACCGGCGCTCTCAGCGTCGAACTCATAGACCGACACCTCGAACAGCCGTGCCTGCTCCATCGCCAGCTGCACCGCCTGGACCACGACCGACGTTGCCGGCATGGTGATGGTGATTCCGCCTTCATCACCGGTGGCGCCGGACGCAACACCAGATGAGGTGAACGGAACGTAGACCCACTGGGCGCTGCTCCACGTGATGATCTTGTTGCTGTAGAAGTTCTGCCAGCGCTGATACGTTGTGCCTGCAGAATCGTAGATCCTGAGATAACCTGCCTGCGCGCGATTCATTATGCGATCCCCATCGACCGTCGACCGTAGAACGTGCGGATCCTGGCGAGCGTCGTGGTCTCGGTCTGCCGCATCGCCCGCTCGAGATCACCGAGCGTCACCCACTGCTGACCCTGGGCTTGCATGACGGGGCCGGTGGTGACGTTGATGGTGGCCGGGCCGGCGTTCACCACACTGCCGCCACGGGTGCCGGCGAGGTAGCGGGCGGAGGCCGCCGCCATCTTGGATTCAGGGATGATGTACTCTCGCTCGCCACCTTCGCCGACCATGGCCAGGGTTGGGCGATCGACGACGCCACCTTCGGCGAATCGTGGCACCGACACCGCCGGCACCAGGGGGAGGTCCGGGGTAGGCAGGGAGTTGTAGGCGCGGATCAGGGTATTGATCGCACCGACCGCGGCGTTGATGCCACTGGCGATGGCGTTGAGGATGCCGTTGAAGACGTCGCGGACGAAGTTCCCGATCGCCTGCAGCGGTGCTCGAACAGCGCCGACCATCCAGCTGAACAGGTTGCTGATCGGCTGTCGCAGGGTCAGGTTGAACAGCGTCACCCAGGGCTGGACGAACACCTTGTAGGCGATGTCGAGTGCGACCTTGAGGCCGGTCTGCAAGTTCTGTCCCAGCCAGGCGAGGAACTCACCGATCGGCTTGCGGAAGGCGATCACCATGGCGGTGACAGCAGCGACGGCGAGGATGGTCCAACCGACAGGGCCGGTGAAGACGGCGATCATGCCGGGGAGGAAGGTGCTGGTCATGAAGGCCAGCAAGCCCACCAGAGCGCTGGTGATGGAAGCGATAGCGGGGATTGCGGCACCCAGCCAGCCGGCGATCGTGGCCGCCACTGGCAGGGCAGTCAGAGCGGTGATGATCGTCACGATCCCAGTCAGTGCTGGCGCGAGAATCGCCAGGCCGATGACCAGCGCCGTGAATCCACCGACGATCACTTGCAATGGTCCCGGCAGCTGGTTGAAGATGTTCAGCGTACCGATCAGCGCATCAGTCACAAACTGCAGGGCCGGCATCAAGGCAGTGCCGAGGCCCACCGCCAGGCGGGTGACGCCAGTCTGCAGATCGACGAACTTGTCATTCAGCTCATCAGCCTGCGCGGCGAACTCCCCGGTCATCGTCACGCCCAGCTTCTTGATCGCCTCGTCGCCCATGTTGAGCATCGGGATCAGAGCGGCTCCAGACTTGCCGAACAGGTCCATTGCCAGAGCCGTCTTCTCTGCTCCGTCTGGCATCTTCTCGAACTTGCCCGCCAGCTCGAGCATGATCTGATCGGTGCTCTTCAGTTTGCCACTCGCATCAGTCGCACTGATTCCGATCTCCTGCAGGCTCTTGCCCGCCTTACCCTCGGCCAGGTTGCGGTTCAGCTTCACCATGGCACCGCCGACGGCATCAAGCGTTGTGCCTGACTTCTCTGCCGCCTGCTGAAACTGACTCAGCGATTCCACGCTCGCGCCTGTCTTCTGCCGCAGGTCGTTCATGTTGTCGGCGGCATCGATCGATGACTTTGCCAGGGCCATCAGGCCCGCACCGGAGGCGAGCGGCACGAGGGCGCCGAGACCACCTACCAGTCCTTGAGCGGAACCGGCCAGGCGGGAGAGGCCACC